ATACTTAGTAACGAGTCTTTCGATTTTCGATGCGAGTGTTATGACATGGGAGTTTGATACCTATGCAGAAGCTTCAGCAAAGAAAACAGAGATTAAGGATACTGGAAGTAACTTCTTCATCGTAAAGATTGAAGAGCTACAAACAGCCGACAAGTAACCAATAGATATAAGGGAGGAATCATGGATATAATATCCATTTGTAGAAAGTACGACTACAAAAATAATACAGCCAAAGGTGTCTTATGGACAATGGCAAACAATATAGAAGGTGCAGTCAAGAAACAGACTAGCGACTTATCACAAGCTACAATCTTGCAACACTTTTCAGTAAGTGGTGCTGGATTCAATACAAAGGTACAAATCATCGATGACAATGTTGATGTTAATTTTGTGATAGCAGATGAGTAAGCCAAATATATTTAGTGAGACAAAACACTTGAAGAAGTGGGCAATTAATTTAGCCAATGCTTGTGGTGGACAAGAAGTGACACAGACAAGTATTAAACTTAACAGACACAATATTGTAAAGGTAGATAGTCTAATCGAACAATTTGTTATAGATTATAACTTTAATATGCAACAAGCTAACGAAGAAAGAATAAAGGAAGATGCCAAAGCTGAAGAGCAATAAACATATTCTAAATATCAGAGTTGAATTTACACAAAAAGATTCATACTCATTTAGAGATGTGAAGTGGGCAATTAACTTTTGGAAAGGTTACATTGACCAAATATCAGGACATAAAGTTTTAGAAATAAAGGAGGAACATGAAAATTCTTGATAAACCAATACAAGTAAATAACATTCCGATGCTAACAGGAAAGTATAAGGAAAATAAAAGTTATATATTTACAGATGAGAATATAAAACTTTTAACCGATAACCCATTTAAAACATATAGGTTACGCAGAGTAGAAGATATAGAGACAAGAAAAGATGTACATGATGAACGAGCTAGATGTGAAGGTCATGTTAGATACCAAGTAAGAAAACTTGAAAGGGAAAAAGGACTTAAACTAAAATTTAAAGTTGTTTCAAGGTGGATTATTGATGGTGGATTTGTTGAAGTATATGTAATAAACGAAACTTTGAAAGCTGGTACAGCTATCACAGGTGGAGGAGGACAGTAAATGTTTAGCGTGCAAGGACTAATCATAATGTTTATGTTTGGAATAATAATGTATGTATTAGTAGAAGGGCTTGTAGATATGTATAGAGAATGGAGAGCTGAAAAAGATGAGCAGTTTAAAAGAGCTTAAATCAGTAAACAAATATCTCAACAAAGCAAATGAGAATGTAGACAGACTAAAAGACATTAGGAAGAATACTATCCTTGCCTGTTTAAACAAGGGGCATTCAATCATAGAGATTAGTGATGCTTTAGAGTTGAGCAGACAAAGGGTATACAAAATAATAGAAAGAAGGTAACAATGGAAGAAAAGGTTAGGGAACAATTACTTGCACCATTCCCAAAAAATGTAGTGCAAGACCCACCCAAAGGTAAGTTTGGGAAGTTTGTTAATCATGCAGTTTATGTCGAGAGACTAAGAGATTGCAAGGTTAAATACTCATGGAGATTTGAACCAACTATCATTGATGGATTAGTTGTTGGAGGCATTGGAACTATTCAAGTAGAAGGACTTGGAACATTTCAAGGTGCTGGTGATGTAGAGAACAGTGCATTACAAAGAGCAACTAAAGGTGAGTGTATGAAACTTGCTGAATCAGATGCATTCAAAAGAGCTTGTATGAGATTTGGATTAGGTGTTGAGCTATGGAGTGGAACAGATGACTTCTTTGTTGATGATTCACCAGTAAAAAAAGCAGCACCCAAAAAAAAAGTAAATACTAAAGCAAGGACCAAGGAAGAAGCAAAGATATTAAATGACAGTGCAGAGAAATTTGCAGAAGATATTGGTGCTAAGAAAAGTTCTGTAGCAGACCAGTTAAATTTAATTCTTAAAGAAATGATTCCTAATGAAGATAAAATGCAAGAGATAAAAGCACAAGTATATAAGAACTTAACAGACAATACAGAAGTTGCAGAAGATGTAAGCAACTGGACTAACGATGATATGAATAAGTTTCTTAATGCAGTTGAAGTTGTATTAGAGGATGAAGATATTGTTGATGTTGTTATAGGTTCTACAGTAAAGGAAGAAAAGGTAAAAGACATAAAGGGAGGTGCTTGGGAACAAGAACCACCTACAGATAATCAAATGAAACCATTTAATAGAGCTGTTGCAAAATCTACAGACAATGGTGACTTAGATTTAGTTAAAAAAGCAAAAGAAGCATTGGCTGATGGAAAAATAACTAAAGGAAATATATTTGATTGGATAGATACAGAGTCTTGGTCACTTAAAGATGGTTCGTAGTGGAGGACCTGGAAAGAGCAGGTAGTTTTTTTAATGTTGAGAAACTTAAAGAAAAGCTAAAAAAAAGATACCCTAACCACAATTTTGATATACCACCTGAACCTGATACTAAATGTAAAGCATCTCATCTTTGCAAAAACAAAGACAAGATAAAGTACACAGACAGTGAGGGAAATCTTTATTGTGGTCAAAGGTATAAGTTACAAGATGAAATAAACCCATACAAATGGGAATGGAGAACTTGTAATGCTTTACTGCAAAAGAAAAAACAAGGAGGTATCCAAAGGGAGATACCTTTTTAACAAGGAGATATGTTTTGAAATACACAGATAGTTATGATGACAGACAATCAGTTCCTGATATGGCTGATGAGGCTATGCAGAATTATTTAAAAGCTGCGAACCTTGTTGAGTTTAAAGACTGGTTAAAGATTGGAACAGACCCAAAAGAAAACAAACTAGATTTGTTTTGGTATGTAACAAAGGTATTACTTATACCTGATTATGCAGTAGTAAAGAATGGATTTATCTATTTAGTTGAGGTAAAAGGGACACTTAAATTAAAAGAATCAGACTACCACAAGCTGATGGAAATGCAGTACAGAGCTAGAAGATATGACAAAGTTAAAGTTGGTTTGTTTTATTTCAAGCATCCAAATGCAGAACCAAAGTGGTTTAGTGCTGAAAAAATATATGATTTATGGATAGACCCAAGAACAGAAGAAGGACACTACCCTGAGAAGGATGTAGATGGAAAGCCTAAATTATATAAGGTTTTGCCCTCTGTTTAAACAATGACTGGATAGCTTGGTCCTCGGTCATTAACCAAAAGTGTTAGTACACCAGGATGCGACCATAACCCAGTTCTTTGTGTGAAATCAATACTTTTATCAAGAGATGGGCATTGAAACCAGTGCCTGTCTCCTTGAGTTTTAGCACGAAAATGGTGATAATGTGCAGTTACTAATATGGAAGCCTGACCTACTGGCAACCATCCATACATCTGACCTTTCCACCATTGTTCTATTTTATTCTCTGCGTTACCTGAACCATTTGTCATGTGACCATGAGTAAATGCCATAGTTTGACCTTTTACATCTAGTGTCAAGTGATAACCTTCAGGAATAATTACCTCTACTTTTTTATATCTATCAGGATTTGCCTGGAATATCTCATCCATTATCTGTAAATGCATCGTATCTGAGTTGTCTAAACGACTTGTAAGAACCTGACCTTTAGAACTTCTAGTCATTTCGCCATGGTTTCCTGGCACACCTGACAAAATAATTTTATCTGCATGAGGTAAGAATGTCTCTACTGCTTTGAATATCATAGCCCTAGCAAGGCTATATTGTTCCAAAAGGTTGAGAGAAACATTGTGTGGTTGGCTGTCGTAGAAGAATTTTGTACAGTTTTCTGTGAGGTCACCCATTCCTATTAGGTAAATCTCATCTATTTTAAAACCAGTTTTTCTGTGATTCTTAAGTAGTTGCACACCATCTTGTAATGCAACATCAAATCTTTTTATTGTATTCTCAACTCCATAATCATCTTTACCGAGTTGCCAATCTGAAAGAAAAAAGAAGAAGGCTGTGTCACCCTTGAATAGTCCATGGTCCTTTAATGGTGGCTTTTTAGCTGCTTGTTTAAACAATGACTGATAATATTTATCTCTGTTTGCTGATTTTCTGCGTACACTTCCTTTAAATGCAAAGAAAGTTTCAACGATACCACCTTTTAATTGTGTGTTCCAAGAAGAAACCTTAAGGATTCCATCTATTTCATACAATTTAGGGTCAAATCCCCACTCTTTTAATATCTCATCTGTTTTAGATGCGTAGTTGGGGTCTGTTCCTACATGTGTTATCTCACCTGTACCAGTAGTATGGTCGAAATCCATAGTAGGTTTCCAACCTGCTTTAAAAAAGTTATTACTATTCTCTGCAGGAATTGGTTTCTTCTTAGGCACAACGCCTCCTTCCTTTTGTCAACACCTATTTTACAGTAGATGTTTCAAAAGTAGTGTATTTACTTGGTTATTTGTTTTTTAGCGTATGTCTTTATAACAGCTAATGCTGCACCACCACCTGCTAATGCTGCAAGTTGTAGTGTTTCAGCTTCTACACCTACTAAAGGTGCAACTGTTAAAGCGCCAATGAACGCCTCAATAAATGTCCAAGCTGTGCGCTCTAACATATCTTTAAGGTCATCACTCATTTTGTAACTCCATGCTTCATTCCAAGGTGTCCACCATAAGTCCTTCTTGAACTTCCCCTCTTGGGTTCTTCTTCTATTATTCTTTTCGAATAAATCTGACATTATTGTATTACCTTCCCACTAAGTTTTGATTTCAAGGTAAGAACATTTCCATTTATTTCTTGTAGTTTTTCATATACTGTACTAGCTAAAACTGTATGTTCTTTTGCTTTATTATCTTCATCACCTTGTTTAAACAAGTTGTTAATAGTTGTATATTCAATACTTACAGGTTTACCTTGAAGAAGTTGACCTGCGACTTTAGCATACATCTTCTTGTAAGCCACTGTGCTACTACCAATAAAACCATCTTTAGATATTTCTAAGTCTTGTTGAGTTTCCCCTACAATCAAACAACCACTGGTATGCTCATCGGTGTTACCAGTGTGTATGAGAATATAAGTAAAGTTAGGTACATCCTGTACATGAAGCATCCCATAGTGGGCATTTTTATAGCGCTCACTGTACTTGGAGTGAAAACCTCCAGTTTTTCTAAACTTAATATCATAAGTTCCTTCAGGTATGCATGTTTCGTGCATGACTTTTACTGCTTGATATTGGTCCTCAAGTGTATAA